CGTAGAGGCCGTATAATCGCCAATGTCAATGGTCAGCGTGCCACCCTCAGCGGTGGTCACGTTGGAAATCACATCCGTAATGAGCGTGTTTGCCGGGATGTTCATCAGTTTGAGAACATCTCCGGAAGTAACGTTCGTCGAGGCTGTGTCGATTGTAAACGGAATGGTGAACAGGTTGCCAGCATCTGCATTGCAGAGTGCGCTTCCATCACCTTTCAGGTAAGTCGTTTGAACTGCCATGATAGAATTTCTCCTTTATGAAGGTTTACGTTGTTTTGACAATTACGCCGTTGCCTTCTTGGCGTAAAGAAGCCCAAGAGCTTCCGGTTTGACAACCTTGTACCCATACGCCTGAAGCGCACGAATGAGCTTTCCGAAGTCATCCGGATTGTCGATGGTCTCTTGAGCCGTCATCTGCGAGGCGAACGCCAGCGCGGACTTATGTCCGAACATGCAATTCGTGCATTTGACAGTATCCGTGACCGTCTTGAGATTGTTGGACATGTAGATCGTGAATCGATCAATCATGCCAACACGGCCATTTCGGAGCGCACTCTTTCCGTCTCCAGTAAGAGAGGCATCCTTGATGTCAGAGTTCTTGAGCAGACCGATTGCCCAAGCGGGAAGAACGAACCAGCGATTTTCATCCGGAACGTTCTGTTCATCAAGAACCACGCCACAATTGACAATGGTTTCGATGATGTTTGTCGAGAGAAGGCCAACGGGATCAGTCGTAACACCAAGATCAATGTTGCCGGACTCAACACCGGCAGTAGTGCCCTGATTGGCGGCGTCGGCATCAGAATAGGTATTCTGAAGAACGTCCGCATCAATGGACACCTTCATCGTAGAACCGGCATGTTCCGCCCATTGCTGGACGTAATTGATGTCGATCTGTTTCTTGTCGAGTTCGTTGTAACTGACTGCCCAGTACTTGCCCTTGTCGATGAGCAGATCAAGATACCCTCCCTCCGGAGTCTCGTACTTGAGCTTCTGGCCCTTTACATAGGTTTTGATTGCGATGTCAGGCAGAGTTCGAATACGGAGTGTATCACCCATCTTCGAAATCTGTCCCTCGTATTCAGTCGTCGCGATGTCACCAAACACGCTGGCTTTGTAGAACTCCACAAGCAGTTTGGCAGAGTACAGCCGCGGAATATAGCTTCCCGAATGATTCGGGAATCCTGTTGCAGTCGGATAAGACATTGTTAATTTCTCCTATTGATTGTTATTGATCGTGAACTTGTTGTTGTGCAACAGGAAGACAATGCTTTAGATGAAGCCACGTTGAGGCGAAGGAGCGGAACCAAACGTAACCTTTCCTGTTGCATAAAGGTTATCGTAATGCTTGACTTTTTCCGCATATGCATCGCCGGTATATTGTCCCGGCAAAGTCCTGACTTCATCATACCATTGTTCGAAGGGCATTGTTCCCTCGGACGGTTTTTGCGCCACTGTTCCAGTAGGCGGAACGACCTGCGCCAATGGATTAGCCGTTTTCTTTGTCTGCTTGAAGCGTTCAAAGAGCAGTGCTACACGCTTTGCATCGTAGCGAGACGTAGCGTCATCCAACACAGCCATGTATGTGACACCAACTTCAGGTAGAATGCCATTTAGAAAATCAGTCCAAGCCTTGGTCGAATTGACTTGTTTCCAATCTGGAACAAGTTTTGCCAATTCTGCATAGAAATCGGACCTTTTCTTTTCAGTAAGTTCCATCTTGATTGACTCAATATCAGGGTCTTTCTGAGGAACTGGAGTATTTTCCCTTTGGATTCGGATCATTCGCAAAAGATTCCGCTTGCACCAATCCATTCCCATTTCCTCAATGTCTTCAGGCGAGTAATACTTGTGTACATCGTCTTCGGTCACTTCGATATGCTGGTTGTTTTCATGGACCGGTGGCTGAATTTGGACTCTTTTTTGCGATTCAATTTCCGACTCAAGGGTTTTCACTTGTTCAACGAGCTGTTTGTTTTGTTCGTTTTGCTTGCGAAACATTCCTTGAAGCACGGAATATTTGTGTTCCCAATCACCCGTGTTTTTGTCATTTGGCTGCGTTTCTTTACGCGATAGAATTGTTGCCACAGGGGCAACCTCCTCTTGATCCGGCTCTGATGTCGGCAATTGTATTGCTTCCACTGCCGGTGTCTCCGGAACCTCTACGGTTTTGAGTGAAGCATCAGAAGGCGTACCGAGATCATCCGTCGAGGGATTCTCGGACTCTTTGATTGCCGCCTCAACCTTACTGAGTTGTTCCATTACTGCTTTCGGTAGTTCCATATACTATTTTGTGATCCTTTTTGGTGTTCACGATTGCGAGGATTCCTTATGTGGATGTTCCTCGCGAAATTGTTTTGAGTTCGTATCCTGCGTTTTTAATGGCTTCAAGAATCTCTGAAAGTTCTTGAGCCTTGTCGCCGTATGTGATTCTGGTATCACGGTCATTTCCAGCGTGCGTAGATGCCTTTAGAAGGTCATCCCGCGACTCCTCAATCCATGCAAGCAACTCCAATCCATCCTTCGTTTCCGAAAGAATGTGCAAGGATTTAAGAAGAGTTTCTTCGTGAACGGCTTTCATCGTTGCGTAGTCCTTTGTTGTTGCACTGATTGTCTAGAACTTCCGGTATTACCTTCACCCTGACCATTGGAATTTTCACTCAATTGAGCATTTGCAGGAGCCTGCATGTTCTGAACCAATGCCTCAACCTCTTCTTCTGACGGAACAAGCTTGTCAACCGGCATATCAAGGCCCTTGGCAATTTCCCTTAGCAGATTTGCGTACCCACGAATGCCCATGATTTGCTGAGCGAGCGGGCTTGATGCTGTATTGTTCAGAAATTCTTGCCTGCGAAGTTGCGTTTGCTCACGAACCAATGCGGCAAGTGTGCCTTTCGGAACGATTTGAACATCACCTTTCAATTTATCATCTTCGAGGGTCATCATGTTCCAAACATAAATGCGCTCGATTGCCGGTCTGATCACGTCCAAGTCAATGTTTCTGATGATGCGTTTAATGCCGCGAGCCGCAGCCGTCATAAGCATCGACAGGCCAGAAGCAGTTGCTCCGGCTCCACCAGCAGTTCCATCTCCTGCAACATAGCGAGGAATCAAAGTCCTATCATCAGCCTTGTCTTCGAAGTATTTTGTAACCTCAACCAACTCATTGGAATTGGAAGATGGCTGAAAGAATCTAACTGGATCGCGTCCAGATCCAGTTACCTTGCTCCCGTCATAAGCCCAAACCTTCCACGGATAGAGTTTGTGCAGATCTGCCATTTGGTTGGCCGGGATCACTGACACATCCGCAGCCACTTGCGGGCCGGAAGCAATAGCAAGGTTATTCATGAGCGTGCGCTGTGCGCCATTCACACCCTGCTGAACATCCACCATCTTCTCCGGCAATGACTTCACGCCCCAAAGTGAATTCTTGTTCTTGGAATACGACGTGACGTAGTACGGCCTTCGTCCAAGAGGATCAGGGTTAATTATGCTACGCACAACCATGTCCCCGATCATTATCGCATTTACCTCATAGTATGCGAACTTGTCAGAGATTTCTTTCTCTCCCATGCCCCATTCGCGAAGAGAGTAACCCGGAACAGAACCCCAAAATTCGATTGCCTCAACGGCATTGTCGGCCATGCCTGAGTTGTGCGTAGTGTCTCGGTTTTCAAGGCGAGACATTTCACTATCATCCAAGATTCCTCCTGAATTTAGAGTCGATACGTTTTGCGTCTGGCTCATTCCAGTGACTGCGTCAATGGCCTCGTCTTTCCATCCTGGCTCACCCTTCATCAAGGACAGTGCGGCCTTGTCATATGTCACTCGCTCACAAATATATCCCTCATCAACGCACTTTGCATTTGGGCAAGGAAAGAAATCGAAAGGATCAACGACATTCCACGTCGGAATTGTTTCTTCAACAACGGTAACGGAACCGTTTTCCCACTTCAACCTACGCTTTTTCCGCATCACCGGACCCTTGAGAATGGCGGAAGGATAGATGGAAAGGTCGTCAATAAAGGCGGATAGAGCCTGCATGAAGCCGCCCTCCTGCGTCTGATCCTCAATCTTTTGCGACATTCGATCAACACGCTTTTGGGCATCATCCCTCATGCGCTTGATGGTGGCATCATAGAGTTGTTGAGTGTATTCTTTTATTTGCTGTGGATCAACTGTTCCGGACTGTGTAGCCGAAAACACTTGCACAACCTGTTCTACAATGGACTGAGCATCCCCTTCAGGAAGAGATGGGATTGGAGTAGGTGACAAGTCCCATACCTTTTCTCCGACCGGGGAAAATACATCCTGCATCCATGCGACAAATGCCTCACATTTCGGAGCCGTGATATTGAAAAACATCTGGCTGCCACCGGTGAGTGCAATTCTTGCAGAATCTGTCGGATTGTATTCTCCTGATTTCAGACGGCGCGATTCAACCATGCGATCATCAAGACCGATAGTTTGTCTGTGGTTTTTTGCATCCTCGTACGACTTTCGAACCAGCGCGGCAAGGCTTGTCATTACCGGTTTACTGGCCTGTTCTGCGGCGACAATAGCTTGCAGAGCCTCCGTGTGAAGGTCTGAGTCTGATTTAATTCCTAGTGAAATACCGTCCATGATCGTTTATGAGGCTGCACGATCGCCAGTAACGTACGCGGTCACTTGACTTGTAAAAACGAGTTCGATCTCAGCGTATTGAGAAAGTGTCTTGAGTGTCTTTGAACTTGTGATGGTTATTCCAGAACCGGCAACCGTGACCTGACCGGCACCACCTTGCTGAATCTTGATGCGTTGACCGGATACAAAATAACCAGCCGTGGCTGTCACCGTAATTGGTAAATCATTTGTGCAAGTTACGGTCTTTCCGTTGTCTGTCGGAAGGAGAGTGTATGTCGTTCCAGTTTGTGCGTTGATCGGAGTTCCCGTGGACGTAGGCCGAATGAGATATGTTCCCGGCATGTCTGACGGTAAGGACAATGCACCCCAAACGTAGTTGTTATTTTCCCATATTGCACGAGAAGTTGTTCCGGTGAAGTTGACCGGAACAACTGAAGCAGTCGCATTCGGCGAAAGGAACGAACAATTGATAAAGATATTTGCAGAAGAACCGTTGTTGATCACGACCGGAGAAGCGGTTGCGTGAGCGTTTGAGAAAATCGCGTTCTCGCAAAGAACAGAACCACCAGTTGAGTTGAGCAACCCAGTTGAAGAATTCGTATTGCAGTTGCAGTTCTGCATTGTGATATAACCATCAGTCTGCGTAATCTTGGAAGTGAACACGGTCTGCATTGGGACAAACGTTCCGCCTGATACAGTAACGGTTCCACTAGCCTGCGTTCTGCTTTTCACGTCAAGAGTCCCTTGCGATAGGCTGACTGCTACCCCTACTTCTGTTCCGTTGACGAGAATAAATCTTGTGGTTGCTTCTGCTCCTGCAAACATAACTGCACCACCAAGAACATTTAGATCGTATGACACATAGTCTTTGGTGATTGTCAGAGTCTTGCCTGCCGTAATTGTAAGATCGCTTCCATCGGCGTGAATTACCAAAGGGATTGAAACAGTCGCATCAGTTGTAAGGGCATATGAACCGCGAATGCACCGAATGACAGCGTACGAAAGCGAACGCTCAGTAGCTGCAGAAAGAGCATCTGCAAGGCTCTTGTAAGGACTGGACTCTGAACCAGTGGAAACGTAATCATCGGTTCTATTGGAATCGACGTAGATTACTGTCGATGCATTTGCTCCGTGACCCTTGTTAACTACCCAAGCACTTGCAATGGAAATGTATTCCGTCTGTTCAGACAGAACATAACACCTGCATCCCGGACATTCATTTGCTGAAGGGAGTTTGCTGTATTTAGAGACTGGCTTAAGATCAATTCCTATCGGCATGGCCCAAATCCTTTCAATTGGTGGCTATGCCGTTCAGTGTTTGTAACATCCAACTATTACTTGCTGGACGTGTTGTCAAATTGATTTACGTATTGTTTTATGAGGAATCAACTCTCGCGTTCCGACATACCAAACCATTGACTTTGGTATGCGCTCAAATATTCGATACTCGGTCAACGTCCACTTAGGAAACCAGATTGCACATCCGTTGAGTCCATCTTTTTCTTTGCAAAACGCTAGCATTGTACCAAAACAAAGCTTTTCATCTTTTTGCAAATCTATATTAAGCTCCCTTTTTGCCCATGCACAAACCTGTTCATTGGTTGCCCCAACTATCAACCAGAAGTTCTGGCGATAAATAGGTTCATACCACGAAGCCAAATTATTCATTTCTCCATAGGATAAAATATAGACCAACCGCGACCGTCCGTTAGACCGGTAATCTCCTCAAGTTCTTCCCTGCGGTCGAAAGCATGGTGAACGACAAAAGACTCACCGTTTTTAAAATGATCAATTTCCGGGGAACATTCACAATCCATCGATAAAATGTGAGGATGTCCATCATTTTCAGGGATTATATGTACGC